GCTTATAAGACTCGTTGGGTGTGGTACCACACTATCCTTTGCCTAAATTTATTTCTGACAAATATTCTATTAATTTGTTTATTGACATTAATTAGTTTGAAAATGTAGTTGGTGGAGCCTAGACCTTTTTAGGAGAATCTAGGGGAGTATCTGTGTGTCCAGGCTCCAAATCTTTTATGATCATAACATTATTAATCTGCTTTTACACGGATCCGAAAAAATTCTCTAGTTAGGTACCGCCTTATAATTGCAGTAATTGTCAAGACTATGGTCTGGGCCCCGCTAATATATAAAGGATTGCTTGTAAACCAGGTCATTATTACCAGGACAGTAAATCCCAGGGGAAAATTAATACATAAGCCAATAAAAGTATCGCTTACGCTTTCTAAAAAACTTTTTTTATTCATTTTTATTCATCTCCTCGGCCAGGATAAAATTTAGGCCGCATAAAATTATATGTTTCTTTTGCCGCTTACTAACTAATTTGCTAACGCCAATCTTTTCCTGGCCCTCCAGGACAACCCAAATTATATTTTTTTCCATAAGTTCGACAATAGCCTTATGAACTGTTTTCCTATTTAGGCCCACCATTGCGGCTAAATATGTGAAGCTATCCCAGGTACTAAAAGATTGACCTCTGTATCTTTCAGCAATCGCCCAGGCAACCATTTTGTCCCGGCTTGTTAAATCTTTTCTATTTGCTACTTTATTTCTAAACCAAAACCATACGGACGCTTTTAATGGCCCGTATGATTTATAGTGGTTTGCTACCCGGATATTTATTTCAGCACTATCTTTGCCTGGCAGACTTGTTGTGATCCACCAATAATTATCAAAATTACTTTTTCTTCGATAGTAGCCTTTCATCATTTACCCCTATGTACTCAAAAGGTTTTACCCAGGACTCCTCTATATGATCCAATAACCTATCCCCCAGGGTGTATATTCTCAATCTTTTGTCCAGGTCGTCGCTTTGCTTTTTTAATAATCCGGATCCTATACCCTGGGTTAACACTTCATAAATAGTCGTGCGGCCACCTATCCGCTTCGGTATATGGCGACAAATTTTCTCCAGGTTTATATCCTTGTTCAAATATAAATAATTGCAAATCATATTGTGCAACATTGATTGAGTATAAAATCTATGCTCTATGGAGTCCTCGTTGCATAATCTGTCATCAAGCCTCCACAACATTGTTAAACCGGCATTCACTAATATCACTCTCCTTTCATCTGTTTTCCGATAACTAAATTTGTACTTAAAATTCGCTTTGAGTCAAAGATATAACAATCTTTAACACTCATCTTCTGCCTTGCCTTATCCACAATCAATTCACACTCCTACTGAATTGGCCCGGCCCCTCCAGGGCCGTGCCAATATATATGTTCCTATATATGTCAATGTGGGTACCCCTATGGTCGCAAACGGGTAGCTTTGTGGGTACCCGTATGGCCGCTAATTCCATTTTATATCCTCGTCTTTATTAACTATTTCCAGGACATTTTCTCTTCTGATCAGAGTTTTTACGCTCATATCAGCATCACTATTGGCCTTTACAACGGCCGCCCTAATTACTTTTAGCCTGTCATATTCAACGCCATATTTAAGACATATTTCCCGGCCGCTATCTTCATCGCAAAGAAATAAGGCCAAACAAAACCTTGTTGAGTCCACTAAGGCCGAGGCCCCCCTTATCGACTGCCTTGCCGCCATTGGGTCATCAATGCTAACCAACCCGGCTTTTGACATATGATGAACGCTTAATGTGCAACAATTATATTTACTGCTAATCATTTGACATAATTGGCTATATAACTGGCCCACCTCATTATCATTTGTCGGGGCCCCAACAAACGCCTGGATAGGATCCAGGACAACTAATTCCAGGTTAGGAATAGACTCCAGGCTATCTACTAGGTCATATGCTTGTTTTGTAATGTGGAGGCCATTAGCACTGTCCGACTTTATTAGTGTTAATGGCCTCGCTAATTCTGGAACACTTATTATATAGACATCATATAAAGAGCTAAACCTATCGCCGCCAGGATCTAACGCATTTATTCGCCTATGCGTTTCAGCTAAATCGTCCTCGGCCGTTATATATATTGCATTGCCTTTTTTATTTATTGGCTTACCCATAAAAAAGCCATTGCCTTTTGCAACGCTATGACATAAATCCAGGCATATAAAACTTTTTCCAACGCCACCTATTGCAGCTATAACTCCGTTTTTAGATGACTCAATAAGGCCCTCAACCAACCATTCTCTTTTAGGCGGGTTTTTATCCAGGCTTCTTAATGTGTTGGCCTTAATATTAAAGGCACTTATTGTTAATTGTCTTTTAACCTCTTCCAGGCCTAGCTCAATATGTACATCGTTAAAGTCACAACCAAGTTCCAGGGGCACTTTAACTCTGCAATTATGAATGGCCGCCGCTACTTTGTCGGCCTGGCTTTGACCAACACCGCTCTTATCGTTATCCAGGGCCAAAATTATTTCAGCGTTGCAATATTTTCTAATATTAGAAACCGCCTCCAAGGCAAAATTTGCACTAAACACACAAACTGTCGGCAAGTTTGTGGCCATATAAACACTCATTGCGGTAGCATAACCCTCAACTATTACTAATTTTTTTATAGATCCCCACTCATTAAAACTAAAGCCAACATTAAATATTGAGCCTTTGACAAGGCCACCGCTTGTAAATCTTTTATTTCCGTCTTTGTCTATATATTGTAGGCTTGTTATTTGCGGCCCATTATTAGAGGAATATAAAGGCACTACTAATTTTTCATTTGCTAACCTGGCCCCATAATTTTTTATTTTTTTATTATCCAGGTACTTATGATCAGTGACCTCGCTCAATTTTTCCCACTTTTCCTGGCATTGTAAGGCCACCTCTTTTTGGTTAGCTTCTCTTTCTCTTTGTGCTTCTTCCAGGCGTCGCTCTAATTCTTGTTTTATTTTTATTTGTTCGCCAGGATCAAACTCATTAAATTGCTTTGATGCAAACTTATATGACTCTCCCGTCCGCCAATTTCCATAATTGCAAAAAAAGTTTCCATTGCCATTATCATAAAAAAAGTACCAACCGCTTTTTTCCTGGCCTGTATCGGGCCTGGTTTGAGGCGTTGCTCTGACCTTTACTCTTTGTACAGATCCACTTGTGTCTATTGTGACGACATCCAGGCCGTCTTTATTCATTTGCGTAATTAAATCAGCAATGGTTTTGTTTTCGTCTTTATAAACAAAATTTTCGTCTTGATCTAAGTCGCCCCATATCTTCGTTATATCTACCACTTTTAGTCCCCTGGCGGCATTCCATTTTTAGCAATCTCCGTTTCATAACTTAAATAATAAGCAATAAATAATTTAAAGAATTGTTTTCTATCTTCCTGGGCCCACTCGTGCATTACAAAAGTTCCGGCCTTGTCTGAATATTCTTTATATTTTTCCTTAATTTGAGTCATTGCAACATCGATGGCCTCCGGATTCCCCGCCGCCGATATTTGTAATTTTTTACCGGCCGCAAGGGCCGCTCTTATTTCGTCCAGGTGTTTCATTGAACATCCCGCATAATATTTATTGTTAAATTCTAAATAAAATCCTCGCCCTGGGGCCAAACAATGACCGCAGAGCGAGGGAAATTTTGTGTAAGGAAATGCCACTCCCTAAAAAGGAATGTCATCATCATCCACATCCAGGACACCGCTACCAGGCTTTACCTCGCTTTTGTTTTCCTCTGTAAAAGCGTCCCAATTTCCACCTCTTGGGCCAGGATCAAGTTCCAGGTAGCCTCCGTCTCCTTGCACACATAAGCAAGAAACTTTCCTACCTACTAGCGAGTCGGTGTTTTTCAAATCCGCTCCGGCAAAATGACATAAGGCTTTGTAATTTGCCTTGCTCATATCCAAAAGCATTTCACGCTTATTAGTTTTGCCGTCCTTGGCTACCGCCGTCGGATCATAGTCTGTTGTGAATGTTGTGCTAAAAAATAAATCTTTATCGATATCGCTATTGATCATCTTAAAAATTAATTTTAAGGCCTTCCAATCATTTTTCCCGGTCACAATACCATTCTCAGCATTGTCATCGGCCCCGGCCACTCTAACAAATTCAAAGTTATAACGGCCTTCCGGCAACTTACCGCCGCCATTACTAGCGGCCGGTTGTTCGCCATCTTCAAAGTTAAATGGTGTTTCCATTTTCTACTCCTTTTTAATTACCCAAGATCATAGTTTTCATAGTCCTCTATGAAATCTACAAACTCTCGGATTTTGGTTAATAAATCTTGGGACTCGTCAATCAAGCCGTGCGGAAAATCTGTTTGAAATTGTCCGCCATACTTTTCAACAAAAGGTACAAGAAGCCCGTAGGCCTCTTGCACTTTTGCTTTTATGATTTCTAAGTCTTGCGTTTTTGCATACTCAATAGCCTGGTCTTGCCTGGCCATTTCTAAATCATCGTTAGTTTCCATTAGCTTCCGACTCTTTAGGTTTTGCATTAGCGGCAATTTCGGCACGAATTTTTTGCCAATCAAAAGGCATTTCATAAGGTAATTGATACCTATTTTTTGCCAAGTGACTTGCTCTTTCCTCGGTATAAATAACTCTGTCGCCGCTTACCACTTTGACATTGCTACCGCCTTTGCCTTGAGTTTTGACTGTACCTTTTTTATAGGACATAAATAAAACGCAATCGCTATTCTCCTGGAGCAAGTCCGAGGCCTTTTGATTTAATTTTATTGTGTACCTGTCATATGCTTCCGTTTCCGGATCCTCGTGTCGCTTAATTATGCAATGAGCAATCTGACATATGACCATACCTTTTTGCTCCCTTAATACTGAAAGCAAGTCGGTATATTCACGCCAAACATCTAAGGCGGCCGTGAAACCTCGGCCATAACCTGGCGAGTCTATGTTGGCCCACTTATTTTTCTCACAAACATATTTCCAAATAAGAGGCTCAAGCCAATCAACAGAATCAATAATTAAGGATTTAAATTCATGATCCTCTTTTATTAATGTCTCCAGGCGTCCTTTAAACTCTTCCCAAGTTTTCGCCACCGGAAAGTGTTCTGCTTGAATAGTTCCCAGGCCATCCTCGGCAAGTAAAAATATACTTTTATCCATTGAGGCCCCAAAACTAGTTTTACCTACTCCGGCGGTTCCGTAGATCAATAATCTTGGAGGCTTGAGTTTTGATTTTTTTCTAATATCACTTAGACTCATTTTTACCTCCATTAATTTTTGATACTACTTGCATAGTCCCGGCACCTTCGACAATTTTCTTGCCTTGGTTGTTAGCTACTAATTTTTCAAATAGTAGTTCCTGGTTTTTATTTAATGACGCCATATGCTGAACAACGCTTTGAGCACTTTCAAATTGCGGCATCAATTTACTCGACTGATCAATATAGGAAAGCAAGTCGGCCATAATTTGCATTGTGGGCCCACTAAGGTCTCTCTCATACCATTCAGTTTTAGATCCGTCATCCTCTGTCCTGGTCAAGCAAGGCTCATCCCAGGAGGCCGAGAATTTCGGCTTATCGGTATTTCCACTCATATTTACTCCTTAGTAAAAGTGTTATTAAATTCGTCGCAATGTTCTTTATAAGCACAAAAACGACACCAATCCCCCGCTTTATAGGCGGGTTCATCCTCCAGGCAACGCTCGACGGCGTCTTTTAAGGTTGAATAACCCCAATCGACTAAAGCCTCGGCCGTTGTCTCGGTAGAATTTATTTTAGGTTTGTTGCCTGGTGTCCTGGGTTGGACAATAGTCATTATGATTTTGGTATTTTCGTTGCCATAACGACTAAGGGCACCTAATCCATATATTTTGAGTTGCGGATTATTGTCTACTTTGACAGGCCATTTTCCGGCCTTAAAATCCACGATCTCAATCGTGTTAAATTCTTTTTTTGAAAGTATTAAGGTGTCGCTCGTGCCCCAAACTGCATCGCTAATCTCATTCATTTCGACTTGCTCTTCAATAAGGAGACGGCCCTCTAGCTCTCTCTCTCGCTCTCTACAATAATCTATATGGACTTTGGCGGTGTCGATTAAAGTCTGTGTGACTTTTACATTTATATTATCGACCTCTACATCTCGACCTAACCAATAGTCCTCCAGGCTAACTCCCTGGACTAATTCTTTTAAACCCATTTCTGCAATTTCGTGGCAAACAGTACCCTCAACGGCCGCATATGACGACTCGCCTCTAAAAATCTGATTTTGTTTTGCTGATGCCGGGCAGTTGGCCCAACGATTGAAAGCGGACGGAGAGCACATTGCGTGTTTACTTGGCATAATTATATAAATCCTATTGTCCTGGATCAGTTCCACGAGTTTGTCTCCTCACATATTCTGCAAGATCAGTAGTGCTATATCTTACATAACGACCAACCTTGATAAATTTTGGGCCTTTGTTTTCGGCTCTCCACATTTCTAAGGTCACCGGACTTATTTTTAAAAAAGCGGCTACCTCTTTAGTGGTCAATAATTTTATATTGCTTTCCATCCAATAATTTTTTCCATCGCTAGTTATATGAAACCTTATGAGGCCAAATTATGACCTAAGTCGGAATCAAAAAGCAAGTAGACGACAGAAATTAGTCAAAAAAAATTGCGGATAATGTTTGCAATATCTGTTATTAAATTCCGTACTATCTTATAATTTGACAATGAAAATAATTAACCAGGATGGAAAAATTGTCGAAAAAAAAAATTTCTGCAAGTGATGTACAAGTAGGCGGGGGCCATTACAAAGTCCTAGGTATTCAACCAATTAAATTTATTTTGGCCAACAAACTTAGCTATTGCCTAGGTAATGTTGTGAAATATATTTGCCGTGATAAAGGCAATGAGGACGATAAAGTGCAAGACTTATTAAAAGCCAAGCACTATATCGATTTAGAATTAGAAACTAAATATAAAAGAGATAGCCAGGGAAACAAATTAATTGGTTAACTGATTCTCAATTATTTTTGTGTCCTTTAATTTTCTTTCAATATTAGGCCTTTGATATCTTTTCATAGAATTCAAACTCATATGGCCCGTTAATGCGGCCGTTCTAATAATATCTAAGCCGCTATTTACACCGGCCGATGCAAAATTGTGCCTTAAGTCGTGCATTCTAAAGTCTTTTATATTTGCTTTTCGCATTATGGTTTCCCAAACAGTTCTAGGATCCTTAATTTTTAAAATTGTTTCGTTATCCTGGCCGACCGGTAGATTGTTTATAACTGCTTTTGCAAGGTCGTTTAAATAAATATATCTATCCTGGCCGGTTTTATGTTTGGTTTTGTGATCCGTCAAAACAATGCTTTCGCCTTTTATATCGCCCCAAGTTGCCCTGGCTAGTTCGCCTTTTCGGGCCCCGGTCAAAAACATAAGCATAATAAAACTCCAGGCATAAATAGACCTGGACTTAGCTTCTTTTAATGCGGCCCTAAAAGCAATTAGTTCCCCCTGGGTAAATGACCTAGTTCTTTCCTTGTCCGGGTTTTTCTTGATAGGCAAACAAGGGTTATGCTTACAAACCCCTAGGGCCATACATAAAGTAAACATAGCTTTCAAAATTGTTAAGCAATGGTTGGCCCCGCCCTCAGTCCTTTCGGTTAATTTATTAAACCAGGACAATATCATTGGCGAATCAATATCGCTCATAAGCATTTGACCAAAATGTGGCTTTATGTCTTTTTCATAATTTCTTTTTATATCATTTATTGTTTTAGCTGATTTCTTTTTCAGTTCGCCTAAATAAATTTCATAAAAAGCCTGGTCAAGTGTGTGGCTTGACCTACCGAAACGGCCGTGTTCCTCAATGTACAAGCGGCATCGTTCCCGCATAACCGCCAGGCTAACTTGCTCAGTTGATATTCCTATTTTTTTCAACCTGGGTGTTTTGCGGCCCTTCTCATAAAGTTTTGCATAATAAGTTGTATAAGTTGGCAATGAAATATCGTCTTTAAAATGGCGTGTGATCATAACCAGGTTAGTATTTTTGTTATCTGTTTTTCTAGTTTGCATTTTTAACTCCTCTGTTTATATGCGAAAAAAAAGGCCCGGACATTGCCGGGCCTTTTAATTTTATTTATAGCGGGTTGTTGACCGCATCATCCGAGGCTTTTTGATTTATTAGTTTGCCATCGCCCGTTCTAAAAGGGTTATTTGGCTTACCAAACATTTTTTCAGCGTCGTCCTCGGCTATAAGAAACTGCCTTCCGGTTTCGATTTCTTCAATAATGTAAGGGCGTTTCTTAGATCTAGGCTTAAAGCCTATTAAATGAACAGTCTTTTTTCCTAATTGGTAATTAAGACCTATCCTTAAAGTAGTTTCTTGATATTTATCTCTAAATTCAATGTCCTCCTTTAAGGCTTTCATTTCCTGTGTGTCGGCATCTGCCGTTGATAACCTAAAGCCATTAAACTTGACTGATGATCCGTCATAAACGGCATTGCCAAGTTCAAATCGTAAGTTATATTTTTTTAATATGGCCGGTAATTCTTCATTAAGTAGTTCCCTAATTAAGACGGCCTCCTTTTTGTTTATATTTTTCATAATGTACTCCTCTAAATGAAAAATGGTTAATAAAGTCGTATTATAGCTCGACTTCCCTTGTTGAAGTCTACAAGATTATTTGACTAATTTTATAGGCTTTTCCTTGGCGACTTGCTCTACATACTTTCTCGTATGATTAAAGTTAAGCCAGGTACAATCTTTTCGGCTTTTGCTTTTGTTGCGTTCATATAAGCCATTTAAGATCTTACTTAACATATCTATTTCACTTTGCGTTAAGTGTAATTGCTTTATTTTGCTCATCATTCTCTCCTTTTAAGGTTTTTGTAATAACCAGGACACTTGCTCGAAAATGGCGGGAAATCTAGTAAAAAAATTTTTTAGGCTTTTTTAAGGGCCTGTTCTACTGCTTCAAATAACAAATCTTCCGAATCATTATTGGCAACGAATCGGTCGCTGTAATGCTTTCCTTGTTGAACGCCGCCAGGATGAAACATTATTTTTCCTAAAGGCACTATATATAATGCAAAGATATCGACTTGTTTAGATTTATATTTTCTGACTTTTGTATTTCCAGACCTCCTCATATCCATATACCAACCGCTTCTTTTTTTTGTTTTTTTTGCTATCTCAGAATTATATCTAAGCCGTCTGTCTGTGACTGTCTTTACTTGAAATTTTAATAATTTGTTTTCAAACTCTGCGACCAGGTCTGCGTGGGATCCGTGAGGTATTATTAAAACTGTGTCGCTATATAAGGATAAAAATGCGGCCACAACATACTCGCCGCTACGGCCGAGCCGCTCAGTATCTCTTGGCACTTATCTTCCAGGATTATTCGGATCCGAAACGACACCAACGGCAAACGGGCCACCGGCTACACCGGCACTCTTATTAGATAGCTGTAAGATCCTTGCGACCTCTTTAGCCATTGCCTCATTTTCTTTTGCTAATTGATTAATAATCACCCTTTGTTGTGACGGGTTTGTTTCAAATAATTTATCAGCAATCCTAGCGGCCCTTTGTGAGTCAACGCCGCCAAGTCTATTTATAGCCTTGCCGCCAAAATACATTAAGTTTCCTGTTAAGCCTCTGTTCCCGGCTTGTATAAGAGCCTCACCACCACCCTCGGCTAATTCTCTTTGAGCCTGGAGTCTTGTAGCAGTCGGAGAGCCTTGCAACACATCTTTTAAGGTTTTAGATGCCGCTACCTCTTTTTTGATATATGCCTCAAATTGCTTATAGGTTTTTGGATCCATAATCGTCTTGAATAATTGTTTATTTTTTTCATTGCCGAAAATTTGTGTTACAAAATTTCTATTAGATGATGACTTTTCAGCTAATTCTATGAAATGAGAAACCACACCATTTTTAAAAGCCTCTTTTTCGCCAGGATTCATTTTTTCAAACTTATTCTGTATTGTCCTAATATCCATTTTGTTAACATTAGTACCATCTTTAAAAACATTTAATAGTCTGGCCTTATCTGAAAAAGCATCATTTGCTTTTGCATATAAAGAGTTATTGTCTCTAATAACTTTGTCAAAAGCGTTTTTAGTTTTTATAACTTTTTGTGCATATTTAGTGACCTCAGTCTGACCTATTGCATTAACTTTTGTCCCGGCATCAATAATATCGTCCATACCCATCTTAAGAGCGTGAAAAAATTCAGTCGATAAATCCTGGTTTAAAAAATCTTTGTATGATCCAAAATAAGTTTTGCCTTTGTCGGCCAATATTGCGGCCAGGTCTGGTACATCTTTACCCTCTGCCTGGAGAATTTTTTGTGCTCTTTTAGCGGCATCATTCAATAAATTTGAATATGCCCTATTGCCAAAAAAGTCCTCAAATTTAGCAACACTTATAGTTTTATTATATGCCTCTGGATAATTAGCTCGTGCCTGGATAGATTGTTGTGATGCCAGGTCGTCAATATAATTTATCCCTATTTTGTCTGGATCCGTTTTTAATGCTTTTTGTGTATTGTTTACAATTCGCATTGCCTGGTCTGATTGTCTTCCTACCAGGGTTTCTGCTACCTTAGTGTTTGACGGGTTTGTAATACTTTGTGAAGCATAGCCAAGTCTTGTGGCCGCTTCTCCTGTGTCTGCTAAAGTTTTATTAAGGCCATCGGCGGCATCGTCCAGGCCTTTGACACCTGGATTAATATTTAGCTCATCTGCTAATTTAGACATCTGTGCGTCTATTTCATAAACCTCATCTGGAAACATTTTCTTTTCAGCATTTGCCTTATTAATAAGAGCATCTCTTTGAGCCTTGAGGTTATTGTATTGGACTCGCAAATTTGTGCCGTCCATGTCCGTAGCCTGGAGAATTTTTCTATTTGCAAATCTTTCGGCGGCGTCGTCTGCTGACTTGCTACCCAGGATACCGGCCTGGTTGGCCATATCTCTAACTTTGCCAATACCTTTAACCGCTCCACCGATTGCCGGTTGCATAACGCCACCGACAGTACCACCTAATGCGGCACCTTTAAGACCGCTCATAGCACGATCATAAGCAATCTGGCCTATATTGGCCCCGTCTTCACTTTGGCCTGTACCGACGCCGTATACACCTCCGTACCCGGCACCTATTTTTGCCCCTTGTCCAAATTGCCTGGCAACACTTGGGGCCCTTGCCGCAATTCTAGCTCCAGTTGCTCCAGCTCCCGCTACACCACCAGTTCCACCGCTAAATATAGCGGCGAGTGCAGTCGGTATAACTGCTCCGCCTACCTCTGCTGAAATACTTTTACCAGGATTAAGTGCCTGGTAGTCTGCAATTTCTTGACGGACATCTTTTACCTTATCTCCATAATCGCCAAGCAAACCAAAACCTGTTCTGACCCCGGCTTCTAGCTCGTCTCCAAAACCAAATAAAAGGCCCTGGCCTAAAGCGGCCCTGGTTAAACCTTTTATATTACCTATCTCTTCTGGTTTTCTGTTGTTGGCCTGTTGGCCGGAAACAGTTTCCATGCTGACGATATTTTGCAAAACCTTTTGTTGGTCTGCTTTTGATAAGTTTTTAAACTCATCGCTGACCTCATAAGTTTTTCCCTGGACTCTTATTTTCACTTATTCTACTTCCTCAAACTCTATGTCATCTGCAAAAGATTGATTTAAATAGTCTGGAATCACATAACCAAGCTCATTTCTTTGATCAATCAAAATACCTCTTTTCAGATCCGCTCGTTGCTGATTGATTTTTTTCAGATCATTCATTGCAATAATAAATTCTTCTGGGTTTCTTGATGACTCTACTTGCTTCATTGCTAACTCAGCATCCATATCTGTTTTAGTACCAGTTTGTAAGGCCAAACTTGTTGCTCTGAGTTGTTCTAAGAATCTGTTATATTTTTGATTTACTTCAAATTCTTTCTGATCTTCCGGACTAGTGAAAAGATTTCCTGTGACATTGTTTTTTATAAAATCAGCAAAATTATCTGATCTTGATAAATCTAGATTACCGGCTTCCATTTCTTGTGCAAAGTAATCAGCATCACTAGCCACCCTTTCAAGATCATCAATAAGTTCGACCTCTTTTCTTTCACTAGCAAGGAAACTCGCTCCAGGTTTGGTTTTCTTTGCGTCTGCAATCGCAGTTAATTGTCTTTGATAGTCGAGCTCTTGTTTTTGCAATTCTTCATCTAAAGTGTATTGCGGTGTGCCGTCTGCATCATAAGTAATTAAATAACGGCCGTCTGCTGACCTTTTAGGTCTGTTTTGCTCTTTGTTATATTGTTGAATTATGCCTTGAGTGATACCGCTATCTCCTAACTCCATTCCAATAGCCATTGCCCCTTCCATATCGCCCTGGCGATATAGCCTAGCCATCTCATTTTGCAGTTGAATTTTTCTAGCTTCATCTGCTCTAGATGTCCTGGCGTCTCTCATTTTTTCTACATTACCCGCAATGTCCTCGCCTTTGAATGCACTACCCAGGGCCATAAGCAAGTCTGACATCCCGGCCCCTTTTGCAGTTTTAAATTTTTTATTGTAAGCGTCTAAGTCTTTGTCGCTCATCTTCATCATATCGTCTTGCGATAGAGCATTGTTAAGACCGCCCATTGTTGCGAGTCTATTTGCAAAAGGACTGTTCCCGACTATTTGCCTGGTCATTGAACTAGGATCTTGTCCAGGAGCTAAAGGCCCGGCGATATTTTGTGTGACAACGCCTGGAGCCTGGAAAGGATTTTTTAAACT